GTCGAGTATTAATCCTTAAAGTCTGCCGACTATACAGAGGTGCCATCACCTCCAACCCAACGCCAACGGCCCACTGGCCGTTGTCCTTCCCATACCAATCGATTTCGCAAACTTGTTGGCACCACCAATCATCCTCGAAGCTTGGTAGCCAATAGCAGCAGTCTTATAAACAATACGCGATGCCAAATCCATCGCCTTCTCAACATTATCGACTGTACTTTCAACATAAGAAATCGGAGCCCCAGCGCTAATCATAGATCCTTGCTCAACGGCACCTGGATCATAGGGACTCGGTAATGAGGTTATAAAACCATAAGCAGTGCTGGAATCGTGAATGTACTCAATATGCATCACAATCTCGATATTTAACACAGAGGTCGAAGCTGGAAGCCCAGCCCCATAAACACCTATCGAAGACCAACCTATAGTAGATTCGTCGCCAACATTGGTCACGGTTTTCTCATCCTGGCCCAACACACGAAATCTGTTGGCCCCGGAATCCATTTGACGTGCCGATAAAATAAGTGGTTTCTCACACAGCTCCACAACGCTGTATTTCTCCGCAAGTGGCATTTGTGAGTAACCAGCCTCATTGACCGGCCAGTCTGCATATGGAAATGTTTGATCAAGTAAGAATGGTATATGCGCCACCCATAAATGACCCGAAGCTGCCGTTAGTGCCACTTCACCGGTGATACGAACACCCCATGAAACGGTCCTATAAGCCGCTGCAAGATTCTGCATCGAATTAAGTTGTGGCATGGGGTTATTAAAAGATCCCCCTGCCCAAGTAATCGTCCCATTAGATGCTATACTCAATGGGGATTCCAACCAACTTGTCAACATCGGTATAAAACCAAGAGCCATGTGACCGTTTGAATCGGTCCCGGCAGTAAAAGAAGCCCTACAAATGGCGGTGGCTGTTGGGTACCCATAATCATCAGGGTTCTTACAACCTTCCGCCTCTGCCAAGAATGGGTTTAATCTGGATAATGCAAATTGGCTAACATTCATCCGCAAAGATTTCCTATTCTTATTACTTTTCTTCTTCTTCTGTTTCTTGGGGGCTTTATACACCACTACATCGGTAACGACCTTTTTAACCTTCTTACTTCTAGGCATATTTTGAATTAAACTGAACAAATTTAATTGATGCCGGCAGCAAATTAAATTGTAGCCTAGATGCAAGATGATAGATGTCAACAACGAACATTGACCAACCATCATGAACATAAAATGTAGTAGCATATTGACGGGATTACCCGTCATTACCCATTCAATAATCCCAATAATCAAAGCAACCGGAGGAAAATAAAACTTTAACACTTCCTCGGTAATAGGGGAAATGACCAACATCAATTGATCCAAATTCGATGTGATCACCAGTCCTTCATTGATACTAGGACTGGCCCAATCTCTCTCAATCATCACACTAGAAGCGTGACTCTCAAGTTTGATTGGGAAACCTTTCTTTAATTCTGCCTCCAATTCATCCAACATCGAGGGATCCAAACCATACCTATCACACAAAAAGCTGACAGTCTCATCGCAAGGGGTAAATGATTCAGTAGAATATTCATTATACTCCTCGTAATGAGCATGGACATGGTTGTACCTGCTCTTGTATAAAGGGTTATCATACAAACCCTTAATACCAGGAACGGTACTCAAACTCTTCTCCAAACCTTTGGCAATACTAACAAATTGGTCCTTCATGTCATCATCACTGTAATGCATATGTTTACACCAAAAAGTCTTAGCCAAAATTTTTCCAGGTTTAGGGGTAAGAATTGATCCTTCAAGATACGGAACAAAAATGGAAGAACAAAATTCTGCCTCTTCTTTACTGGTATTTTCGAACTTAACTAAAATACCAACATCACGAAACTGCTTTTCAACAGAATCCTTATCGGGTTGCTCACGCGTAAACGGAACCGAATCGTCACCCTTAACCAGCAAAGCCACTAAATTAGTACCAAATATATTTAGGTACATATTTATGGTTAAAACAGTATTGCCAATCAAGGTTGAGGAACGGCCTGAACATCTCATCCCCTTAATAACCGCTTTCAAACCTTTACGTGTCTTAATAGATATACGTTTCAAATCAAGCAACTCACGTTCTACAACGTCACTTGGAATTCCACACAATCTATAAAACCCGGCGATCGAAGTCAAAGCTTCATCTCGTTGAGAAGAGTCATAACTGGTGAAATCACCCATAGAAATAAAATTTCCAGAGTGTTCATCAAAAAACTGACCAATCTCTACTGCATCACCGTGTATAGGGAAAAGGATATTGGGGGGTAAAAGTTCAGAAAACAATTCACCAAGAGGAACTAACCACCTGCCCATCTGAAAATTAAACTCAACTTCAGAGGCCACAACCGGTCTGGGGTACTTCGGTTCAGGCATGGCTTCAAACTTGGAAAACACACTGCTCACATTCCAATCCACGATTTTATCGATGACATTGTGCTCGTATTCTGACCGCAACTTGGATTGCTTGGCGTTGGGAAATCTCCCAACCCAACCATCCCAGGTTAGTGGCTCGATACTAGCCGCTATTTTCTTAGCAACATCAATCAAAATCTCGTGCAAAGGCAAATTATATTTGCCAACGTCACCTATGTCATGCAAAAGCTTATTGCGCAAGCAAGAAACTTGATTATGAACACAGTTACGAGGGAAGTAAGGGGTAGTGTCCTCCTTGTAGATCATGGGTCGTGCAACCGGTCGGGCTTCACACGACTCACCATAATCAGGGGGATATTCAAAGCGTATTAGTTTAGATGGATCCAAAAGACGATCGGGAAGGGTGCAGCAATAATCAAGCACTTGAACCCGTCGTTTAAAGTACAGCCATAAGTTAGTCGGAAGAAAATGTTTCTTAGTCCGACACATATCATATGTTGCCACCGCATGGGTTGCTGCTATACTACCAACAAAATTATAAAGTAGAAGAAGAGCCATAAGCTCACGAGAAAACCCGAACCATAAAACTGCACTAACACTAGACACCAAAAGCGTGCCAATTGCCAGTGCCCAATTCGGGACAACGTAATCAAATCTAAGACGAGACATTTTCTCCTTACATTTTTCAATGAAGGGTTCGTCAAGTTCAGGAACAATCATAGGCTGGTTTTTATATTTCAGAGCTGCATAAGCCGCCAACTCCTCAGTATCTAAACCTTTCTCATTGCCCTTGCGATTAACCTTATGCAAAAACTGTTGAAAATTCTTCGCATTAATCGCTGAACCATAGCTAATCGAACGTTTAACAATGTCATCGTAAACATCAGTGATCGGAATTTCAGGAGCCTCCAACGGAACCTCTTTCTCTTCCTCACATGGTGGGAGCGGAGGAGCATCAAAATGGGCAGCAACCGCTATAAATCTGAGTACATAAGAGTCCTCAAATCTGCGCGCGATTTCCCATTCCAAAGTGCCCTGATCATCATTATAATGACCCACTCTCAACCAATCTGTGTTACGATGGCAATAATACGTTAAATTACCTTTCGCCTTAGCCCAAACCAAACCTTTCTTGCTCTTGTAAATCATCTCCCCATCCATTATAGTGCCGGAATCATTATCATAAAAATGTATCAATGCATAATGAATTGGAACCTCCTGCTTCAACAAGCGCTCCAAAATTTCCGGTTCTTTAAGATAATATAGTGAATGAACACTCATTGACGCCAAGTAATGATTACAATCACAAGTTTGCCAAGTATGATGACACCATGCCTTCCCAGGAAGTCTGAATGCGCGTATACTATCACGCCCATCAAACTTAGGGATACACGAGTGAACAAACTTGTCACGCTTGTTACTGTGGTGACGGGAAGCTGCCCCCCCGACATCCAAAATCTTCCTTAGACTACCATCCTCAAGGGGTGGCAATTTATAATCAGCAGTTTCCGACAATATAGCATTAACCATCCACGCCTCTCCGATCGAACGGATAGCCGCGCACAGTGGGTGCTCATTGTCACGAAACGCCACCTTCATCTGGTCCAATGTACAAGGGTGGTACTCATTAATAATGTCAATTTTCTTCTGGGTATACGATTTGCCCTGTTGCAACCGGTAAGTGATCGGAGGATAAGCCTTATTCTTGTGCTGTCTAATCGCATAAAATCGAAATTTACTCTCATTGGGTTTATCGCCTTTTACTGGCTTAGCCCTGTTAGGTTTATCGCCCTTAGGCTTCCCCTTAACATTGATTTTATGCCATTCGGCAACCTTCTCCTCGCAAACACCACCATCAGCAGGTTCGGGTATTACGTTAGTTTTGACTTCATCTATCAACCTGTCATCAACCACAGGTCCACCAATAATGGCTCCCACACTTGCTGCAGGAATAGAATCATTAGTCTTCTCTTCTATCATTTTGTTGGCGCCTTTCTTCTTATTTCCACGTCTACGCCCACTCTTAGGATTTGCTCCGCCTAGTAGTCCATTAAATATGCCCAGTGCTACAATCAAAGCGGAACTATCGTGAAATTCACAATGTTCACACTCCATCAAGAGCTCACATGACATACAAGGACACACACATGCACCGTTTAATTCAATCTCGGCTGCACATGACGCGCAAGTAATCTGGTGATCAAAATCACCGTGCTCAGAATCTTCAAAAGAAGATTCCATAATATTGTCTGGCTGACCAGAGTTAGAGTTACAGATGAATGCAACCATTTATTACGATATCGATATTATACGACAACGGAAAC